GTCTATAAGCTTCTTGATTCAATTTATTGGCTTCATTAAAATAAACAACATCACGCCTCATTCCTTTTCCTACATCGTGTGTGTCTAATCCTAGAAATTCTATAAAAGTACCGTTTTTAAAAGTGAATGTATTTTCAGCAATATTCCACCTACCAAACTGAATCATATTCCAATCTTGCATTATTTCAAGAAAATCTTTAATAACCGTTTTCTTCATTTTAGAAAGTTCTGCAGAAATAATAGATATTTTCTTTTTTTTGTTACGATAGGCGTAATCAATAATTAGCATTAAAATAGAAATTGTCTTACCCGCTCCCTGCCCGCCTGAAATAACAAAAACCCTACTAACATTTTTTAATAGGGTTTTGATTTTATATAGTGCTTTTGTAGGGTTGAATTTAAACATTTTTATCTAGAGGATTATCTCCAAAAATAGGGGTTAAATCAACGTTTCTATTTTCACTTTCAATGAACTGCATAGAAAGTTTTTTAAGTTCCTCTGGTGTTGCAATCAATTTCATTAATGCCATTTGCAAAGCTGGAGCGTTTGAGGTGTACCATTTAGAACGCATTGAAACTTTTAAAGTAACTCTGTTTTGTTCTAACAACTCTTTTAGTTCGTTACTTTCGTTACTATCAATAGGGAAATATTCATAAAAAGTTTTCTTTGCAATAGGTAAATAAGCAACAATATCCTCTATAAAAAAGAGTTTATGTTTTACTATTACTTCCTTTGCCTGTTCAAATATTTTACTCCTGTCGTATGCCATTATCTATGTGTCATTTCATAAAAGCAATCAGGTGCTTTCTTTGTTGGTTTATATTCCTTTGGCAATGCTTTACAATCCCATTCGCCACCGCTGGTATTGTCTTTTATTAAAAACTCCCTTTGTTGCTCTTCTGTTAAATCGGTAACGATAATAGGCACTTCTTTTAATCCAGCTTCTTTACAAGCCTTATATCGCATATTACCACCAAGTATAATCATATCTTGATTAACTACTATTGGTCGGATGTTAAGCATCTCTGGAAAGTCTTTAATGCTTTACAATCTTTTATAAACTTATCGTCTTTGATAAGTCTAGGGTTGTTCGGGTTTAGTTTAACCTCTGATAGTTTTCTTATTTCCATAATAAACAAAATTACGAATTTATTTTTGATTCATAAGTTAAAAATTCAATTTTTCCTTCAAAGTATAATATTCTAGCTATTATATTCTGTTGGTTAGTGTCCAGGTGTTGCATTGGTATACGTCTGGTGATTATTTTTTCTTTACTTACTACGGATTGAATTATGTCGACTGAAACTCCACATATTTTTGCAAATTTAGATAGTTTAATCATAATGCTACAGATTTCCAATAAAATTTAAAAGACTTTTCTAATTTAACCCATTCTGCATAAGTCATAGTTGTTTGATGTTCTTTTTTTGTTTCTCTATTAACGGCTGTAACTTTTAGTTTAGCGTCTGCTGATATTTGATGTTTCATAAAATTAGTTTAAATTGTTGTAGATTTCTAACTACAAAATATTCAAAACCTAAACTTTCAACATTGTTTTGAAATTTTATTTGTGCTTCAGATTGAATTCCTTTTTGAATTTTTACCTCAACAAATAAAATTTTGTTTTGTTGAATTACGATTAGGTCAGAAACTCCAGCTAATGACCCTGTAAGTTTTAAATTTTTAGCTTCTACAATATTTCTTGATCCTCCATTTGGGACTGCAAAAATCAAACCTTTGTGATTATTTTTGTAATAAATTATAATTTGTTGTTGTATTTGTGATTCCGTCATAGGTAATATTTTTTAGGTAATATTTTTTGTTTTAAAACTTTATAGAAAAAAAATAAAAATACACAATATGCGTATTATATGTAAAATGAAATGTTATATATAGATTATTGAATATATTTATATTACTTATTACCTTTACATTTAAAAAACTAATAATCAAATAGTTAAGAGGTAATAAAAAGGTAATATTTTTTTTATTTTTACTCTACCTTATTACCTAAAAAGGCACTTCATTTTGGTTAACGTATTGATTTACATACTCTTTATATAAAAGCACTCCAAATAGCACTTTTCCATCTCTTTTATATGATTTGTATGTTAATTTGTTTTTTATAAATATGTCTTTTACATCATATTTAGTAATATTTACTGAATTTTGAGCATTTAGGTACTGTAAAATATTACCTTGATTCACTATAATTTCTTCCGAATGCTTTTCGTTTTTCTCAAAAGAATAAAAATTTAAAAATAATTCTTCGATAGGTAAAATCTCAATATTTGATTTAGTGTTTGATTCTAAATAATCAATATCTTCACTGTTGTATATTTTCCAATCAAAATCTTTTCGATACAAATCAAATGCTTCTCGCCATAAATCGTCTGTATTTATTTTAATCATTTGATTATAATCAATGCTTTGCACGTTTATGGGTAAAATTCGCCTGTTTCCTGTAACATCTTTTAAAATATCACGCTCATTACTAGTGCCACACAATGACGCCTTACGTTTCATTTTTGAGTAAAAAGCAGAATAAGGCAAACGAATATCGATTTGATTAGCATCAGCTATTTTTTTAAAGTCTTTCACGTCTTTAGTGGCTAATCCTCCAAATTCGTCATCCAATACTAAAAGCCCTTTAACAAGATTATAAATACTGTCTTTGTCTTTTGCATCAATTCTATGCTCGATAAGATATTTTTTTAAATCGTTTGGTAAAAGGTTTCTAAAAAAAGAAGTTTTACCGGTACCTTGTTTTTGTCCACACAATACCAAAGTTAAAGGACTTACTTTTGTTTCGTGGTGTGGACTAATCCAGTTGTGAATACTTCCTATAATCCATTTTTTAAAAACCCATCTATTGTATTCCGATTGTGGGAAAATGCAGTCTGCATATTTTTCTATATTTCCTAATTCAAATTCTTTAATTCCAAAAAATTCATTTAGTGGATTTATTGTTTGAGTTGCTTCAGAGTTAATCATGTCTCTAACATCTGATTTCGTCACGTTAAAATCTAAGCAGTTTTTAGCAGAAAAGTAAATTGAATTTAATTTAATATCGTCAAGTATTTTATCATTAATAAAAATTTCATTTGTAATTGAATCTCTGTAAGGATTAAAATTTTCTTGAATAAAGTTTTTAAGTTGATTGACTTCTGTTTCCTCACTTTCAATTTGAAAATCAATTTTTGAATTTATTATATCCAAAATCAATTTTTCGCATGGAGTGTCTAATTTTAAAACTTCGGTAACGTGTTTTTTTACACTTTCAATTGTTGGTGTGCCTTGCGTTTTTTGCATTGCTACTGTAGCAATTGTTTTCTTTGTTAGGTCTGAATAAATTTCAATCCCCTCTTCTTTTACATAATGATAAAAAGTAGCAATTGTAATTTGACCTCCTTTACAAAAATTTTTATAATGTTTTTCAATATCTTTTTCATTGTATTTAGATCCATTCTGACAAATTGCTTTAAAATAATTTAATCCAGCATCACCAAATTTAGAGCCAATAGCAAATCCAATATCACAATATCTTTTGTAGTCATCTTGGCAAAGGTCAATTCCTTTTATTTTATCTAAAATAATTGTAAAATCATCTTGAACAAAAATAAATTCTTTCTTGATAATTTTTTTTTCTTTAGTTTTTGCAATAAATTTTACTGCTTTTTCATTTTGAAAAATATAAGGGTCATAAGATAAAAAACGTAACCTGTTTTTATTTTTGCAAGATTGGTCAATCATAATATTAAAATTATCCCAATAGTACTGACCTATTTCATTAAATGATTCTAGGAACTTATTAGAATTTATTTTTATGAATACACATAAACCATCTCCGCCAAATGAGCGATGTGAAACAAATGTATATTTATCTTCATTAATTTTATTTAGTAGCTTTAAATCCACATCGCTATCAATATCAATAACGATTAAGCCGTTCAACTCTAAAATATTTGATGCGTTTTTTGACCCCTGATTCATTATTGCAGAACCAGTAATGCAGGGCATTAAATTTTTTAATTCTTTATATTTTGCCACGTCTTTTTTAACGGCTCTGGCATTTAGTACTAAATCTTGATACTTGCCGTTTTTGATAATTTCGATATAATTTTCTAAATCTATATCGGTTTTATTCGTGTCTTTAATATTTTGGTAAAAGCTAAATTTCATATTTTAATAGAATTAAAAATTTTACTACAATATTCAATTTGATAAATACAGTCGTCTATTGGATTGTGAGGTACTCCTTTAAAAACGACCTGCTCTCTTACTAAAGGATTTAAGTTAAATAAAGTTCTTAAATCCCTCTCGTTATAAAACAACCAATTTTGTTTTAAATCACATAAATTAAAGGCATTTTCTAAAATACCTAAATCAAATCTTGCGGAATTACCCCAAACAATATATTCTTTTTGTGATAAAAATTCGTTAAATTGTATTAAAACGTTTTTTAATTTCAATCCATCTTTTGATGCAATTTGCAATCTTGCTTGTTCATTTTGTTTTAACCACCAATTAAAAGTGTCGGCACTTATTTTTAAACCTAAATCCAAGCAATCTTGCAGGTTAATCGTTTGATAAAACTGATTGCCAATTTCGCCTGTTTTAATGTCGAATTCTACGGCTGCAATACTTAATATTGGACAATTGCTTTTTGTGCCTAAAGTTTCTAAATCAATCATTAAATTATTCATACATTTTTTTTTTAGTTTCCGTTAATATTTTTTCGGTAAAAGTTAACCATTTAACGGGTTTACCATCCCGAAGCATTGAGCCTATAATTTTAAAATAAAGAGGTCTAAGGTACTTAGTAAATCGAATTGCAAAATTACCTTCTTTCTCGTGCCAAAGGAAGTCCTTTTTTGGGAGTTCTAATTTACATAAAAAAGTAACCCATTTTTGTTTTAAAATCTTCAACGTTTCAAATTTAGAATGATTCTTATTAATATGAAATTCCAAATCCAAAGTCGGAGGCAAAAGTTTGTTTTTTTTACCTACAATAATATACTCTTTTTGTTCTCGTTCTTTTTGTTGACCTTCAGGAATTTCCCAGCCACAATTCGGGCAAATTTTGTCTTTTTTCTCAAAGTTGTAACCACAAGCATCACATTCAATAATATCTAATAAAACCGATTTTCTTTGTTTATCACTAAATATCTTTCTCCAATCACGATCAAAACTAAATATTCCGTGTGTTTGATTATTATTACCGCCATCGATTAAAAGAAAGTAAGGCTTTTCAATTTTTGTTGTTTTTCTTGCACCACGCCCCGCAATTTGAATCCAAAGAGCAAGAGACATTGTTGCACGAGCCATTAAAATAACTTCTACATCACAAACATCAAAACCTTTTGTAAAGCAACCAGTATTTATTAAAACAGCATCGGGTGTATTTTTAAACCATTCAATAACACTATCTCTTTCCGAAGCATCGTTATTAACGCTATCGTATGTTTTTACATTTTTATCTTTAAAAAGTTCAGCATAAATTGCATTAGTTTCAGTTGAGCTTGTAAAAATCATTGTTTTTTTACCATCACACAATCTATCAAAAGTTTTACGAAGTGCTTTTTGATAGTATTGAGATTGAAATACCACTTTTAAGGATTGAGCTGTGAATTCGCCAGAAGCATCAACTTTTAAACCACTAAAATCAAAATCAAAATACTCATTTTTTTCAGGAACCAAATAGCCGTTTTCCATTAACCAACTAATCGGCTTACCACAAACAATATCATCATACCAATCGGACATCGTTTCAAGTTCTGATTCCGTTTCAGTTACCTTATATCTTTTTAACCTAACTGGCGTTGCTGTAAAACCTATTCTTTTGCAGTTTGGTAAAAACTCAAATAGTTTGTTAAATTCCCAAATGTGGCACTCATCGATAATGCAATGCTCAAATTTTGGCATTTTGTGTCTGCGATTCCAAAGACTTTTGACCATCGCTACAATTATTTTATTTTCTGGAAACTTTTTGTTTCCAGCCAAAACACATCCAACATCCAAACCTTGCTTTTTAAACGTGTCAACCGTTTGATTTACTAAATCTATACTATCAACTAGAATTAATGTTTTACTATTTAATATCGATACTAATTCAGTAAAAACTACTGTTTTGCCTCCCCCTGTTGAAAGTTGGCAAACAACTGAATCTACTTCTTTAATTTTGGTTAAAATTTCGTCAAGAAACTCTTTTTGATGTGGGTATAATGTTTTTTTCATAAAAAGTAAACCCCATTTAGGGGCGGTGGAAGTCGCTTACCTAAATAGGGTTTGATAATAAGTTAATGTAGCTTCCACTCTACAACTGCAAATATACAAAAATAACCGCACCCCAATTTAATGAAGTGCGGATTTATTACATCAGTACGGCAAATCGTCTGGTTCGTCTGTGTTTACATTAGTTGCTGGCGTTTCATTGGTAGTTTCAACTTGCATCTTTTCGACTTTCCATCCTTTAATGGAATTGAAATATTTTGTTTCGCCTTGTGGATTTACCCATTCTCGCCCACCTAAATTAATAGACACTTTTACTTGATCTCCTACTTGCAACTTGTCTAAATACTCATTGCATTTCCCTTGACCAAATTCAATCATAATTGATTGCGGATATTGTTCGTCGGTTTTGACAACTAATTCTCTTTTGTTGTAAGCTTCCGATACTTGTTGCATAGGCGTTACTAACTTTACTTTTCCTAATACTTCCATTGTTTATTTGATTTTAATTTATTAATATACTCTTTTTTTATTTGTTCTGCTTCTAAAATTCTATCCTGGATTAAGTCGCAAACTTTCTCGTCTTTTTCAACAATTATCTCGTGCCAATACTCTTGACCCTCAAATATAAAATAATTGAAAAAATACGCCTTGTCTTTACCGGTACACATCATTTGATGTTGCATTTGGTAAAAGTACTTTTTATCAATTTCATTGTCTACAACTAATTTAAAAAAAGTACCAGCTTTAGGGCATTTTATTTCTAAAACGGCATTATCAGAAACTAATCCATCAGGACTTGCACCGTAAAAATCTTTTTTAAAAAAACCACACTCTTCAACTTCTAAAAATTCAAGTGATTTCAATTCTTTAAATTTGGCAAAAGCTAATGGTTCTAATTCAATACCTCGTTCCATATCGTAAGATACAAAATTATCTTCTACTTTCCCAAAAAGAGTTTCAACTGCTTTTTCAAAAGCGTATGTTTTACCCATTTCACCAAGTCCTTTAATACCCATTAATTTATGGATTTCTGAAGCTGTAAAAAGTCCTAATCTTTCGTTGTGCCACTCGGCTGTGCGTTGTTCCATAATTCCTCTATTTCAGGGGTTACTAAATAAATTTCTTTGATTTTTTCAATTGTTGCACCAGCTTTCATAGCTGACTCAAATTGACTTTCTGTAAATTGTTTTTTTTCTTTCGGCTCTATTTTAGGTTGCAAAGGTTTAATTCTCATACCTCCAACTATTTGACCTTTCATTTTTACATTCGCATCAATATACAGTTCAATAGGTATGTTATTCCAATTATCAGTGTCAATTGATTTGTTCGGCGCAAAACCTCTAACTATTGCAGCATTACCAGCATTTAATACCATTGGTTTAATATCCTCTTTAAAATAAGCGATATTATGATTTCCTCTGTTTCCAGCGACTAAAACGCCTATTTCTTGTTTCACGCATTTAATAGTAAAAATAAGTTTTTTACCTTGCTCTAACATTTCCTCTAAATCTACCACTCCTAAGTGGTCTGATTTGTAAACTTTTCTATAATTTGCCATCTCTAATTTGTTTTTTAAGTTGTTGATTTTCTTGTTCTAGGTCTTTGACTTCGCCTCTAATTATTTTCAGCCCCCATAGTAAAAGGCAAATAATGACTATTCCGATAATTGATTCCATAATATTAAGGTTTTATGATCTCGTAATTTACATTTAACTCCGAAAGTGGTTTATCAAAGTTTGGGTCTGATAGCTGTATTTTTAGAGCATTGTATTTAACGCCTTTCAACTCATCATTTAATCTTTTGTTTTCGGTTTCTAGTGCTTCTATTCGGAGCAGTAGATAATTTTGATTCTCTTCCATTTTATTTTGTGTTTTTGTAGTTAATCCAAAAGTTAATTAAACTTTTGGAGGTATTTTTTTTAGTGAATTTTACCGTGTCTGGTTCTTGAAGTTGGTTTATCTTTTCCAACGCTTCTTTAATTGTCATTCGTTTCATATTTGAAAGTTTTTATTATAGTAATTCTGAAGTTTTAATTTTGCTTTTTTAAGGCTTTCTATGTTTTTAATTTGCC